CGCCGCGCAGCGCCCCCACGATGCCGCCGATGGCACGCTGCACGCACGCGCTCGCGCCGACATCGACACCGCCGCCGCCGCCGCCACCGCCACCGCCACCGCCACCGCCAGCAAGCAGCGACTCCGAACTCATCGGCTCTCCGATGACGCGACGATACGCGCCATCTTCCTGACGAACTCCGAGAGTAACGAGGTTGATTCGACCTTCCTGCGTGCCCCAGTTCTGGAGACCAGTCTGAGAGAACACCCAGCAAGCGCGAGAGCGGTAGGTATTCGACAGGTTGGACAGAGCCTTGAACCCGGTGTGATCCTCGATCTTGGCAGTACCAGTCACGCCAACCGCTCCGACATCGAAGTGATTGTACTCAGAGAATCGACTTGCATCTTTGAGGGCTGTGGCGATTGCGAGGACGGTATCACGCGCGACGCGCTCGATGATCTGACCCGCGAGACGCGCGCCGATGAACTCCAGCACGCGCGAGTCCGCCAGCAGTTGATTCGACACGAGAACGCTCGCGCGGTAGGTCTCAAGATCATCAGACTTCTGATTGATCGTCGGCTGAAAAGTGCTCTCTGCTCCCTGAGCCGTTGCCTCGGACAGATACTGAATCGTCCCATCAGCAGCGTTCGTGCTCGCTGGCTGAATGAAACCGCGCGGGCCAGTAGCGCGACTCACAAGGTTGAGCGGGAACGAATCGTAGAGCCGCGTCCACGCAGCCTCAGCGATCGTGCGCGGAGCCAGTTGCCCGTTGTTCGAGTTAGACAGTGCCATTCGTCGAGCCTCCAATGTTGTGGATCGGCAGGATCAGAAGCCTCCGCATCCGTTCGAGTCTGATCTGCGAGACCGCGCTCCGCGCGATCTCGTCGGCTCGCTGCTTCGATCGAGCAGAGATTCGAGCCTGACTGTTGGCAGGGAACGCAACGCAACTCACCTCGTGCAGTTCCAGATCCCTGATCTGCCTGTGCATGCGACCATCGCGCATCTCGATCTTGTCATCCTTCACGATGAAGCCGAACGACATCGAGTCGATCGTTCCGGTTCGCACGAGAGTAGCGAGATCGCGACCCTCCTGCGTGTCGATCGGAGTCAGGGTGACATGCAGGCCGTTGTCATCGGATCGAAGGGCCAGCGAGCCGTTCGTCGTTCGGCCAACCACCCGACCCGGGTCGTGCGAGACAAGCGCGAAGACATCAGGCATCTCGCGCAGCGTTCGATCGAACGCGCTTCGATGCACAGTCTCGATCATGCCCTCAACCTCGTATGGGCTGTCAAAGGTTGACGCGTATCCGACCAGCGAGACAGGCTCGCCGCTTTGGCAACGCAGAGAAAGATTCTTCTTCGCTCGATATTCGAGATCAGCCATGATTCGATCCTACTTCCCCTTTTTCTTTGCGCTAGCGGCACGGGCAACGATCGAGCGCGCGAAAGAGAATCCGGCATCTCCGCCCCAGAGTGCCCACGCGATTCGCCCGTTGCTTGGGAATCCATCCTCGCCGGGGCTGAAGCCAGTGCCCTTCTTGTCCACCTCGTGGCGCGAGAAGAACGACATCATGCGCTTGACAGTCGCCAGAGGCAACGACTTGCCGTTGGCAATGTCTCGTGCGCGGGCGATGCCGACAGCGGTTCCTCCCCGTCCGAACTCACTTCTCCACGCGAGACCACGCTTGGCCTCAGTAACCATGCCACTGGTTGGCTTATACGAATCAGGCTTCGCTCGCGAAGCCTCCTGCTTGGCCTTTGGCCTCCAGCCAATCATGTCGAGTGGAAAGTCTTCAAGCGACATCTGATGCCTCCTTCGGGACGAGTTCAACGATCACGCCGCGCGGAATCGTCTTGCCGGGGATCTTCGAGTGCTTCGAATGAATGACGCGAACCTTCGAGACCTTGTAAGTCTGAGGCGGCAGTAGAACTTCCGCCTCACTCGCGAAGTTGGATGTCTCGTTCACCTGATTCATGTCGATTCCAGACTTCGGATTGCGGAACACCATCATCACGGACTGACCAGCAGTCATAAACGATCGCGCAGCGTTCGGATCCTTCGTGCTCGAATGCGGATTGTCCATCTGGAAGTCACCGTCCTTCGCAAGTTGCGTAGCGAAGTCGTAGAGACCCAATCCGTCCTCTGCGAAGGAGCGCGGAAGAGTTCCGCCTCTGAACAGATTGGCATCCTCTCCGAGATCAAGCGGCGTGTCCTTCGCCATCTGAGAGATCGACTCTCCGACCTTCTGCAACTGCTGCTCGGTGTCCTTGAACCATTGCTGCTTCCACATGACCTGATTGTTCCAAAGTTCGTCATGCACATCGAGCAGTGCACCATCTTCATCTCGGAGTGAGTCGTAGTCTCCGTTGCGAATCGCCTCTACCACCTCAGCCGAATACTCGCCCTTCTTTTCAATCTTGTCTGCGAAGTCCTCACGCTCATATACGAGCGTGTCTTCCCATGACATGGGCGGCGCAATCAAGCCTCCGCTTGCGGCAGACAACTCATTCATCTGCGCGAAGAGTCCCGCCGGATACACGCTGCTTTCGTCATCCCAGTACGCGTCACTGAGTTCTCCGTTCATCGCAATCAGCATCGGCTTGAATCCAGCACCCTGCCAAGCGTTCAGCGCATACTTGCCAGATCCACGCTGGATCTCGTCAGCGTGCTTCGGATCGTTTCCCTCAGCATCCATCGCATCGAGGTTGTAATCAGACTCGCAAAGAGATGCGATCTCGTCCGTCACATTTCCCATGACCGCATCGACGACCTCCGTCGTCACTTCAATGCCCTTGATCTTCTCCGTCTCGACGAGCGTGATTCCGGCAATCATCCTGTGACCGCCATCAGGCCCGTATCCGCCCTCGGGTTCTTCAGCACCGCCACCACCCTTGGCGCACGCGTTCCCGGGCTTGAAGCCGCCAGCACCAGTTCCGCAGTCGCGAGCCTCCGAACCTCCAGTGCGCTCGATGTACTCCGCGCGCTGCTTCGCCAGTTCCGCCATCGCGAAGTCCTCTGGAACTCCACGGGCGTTCCCGGCGAAGGCCGCATAGTCATCGAATGGAGCGCGAGTTCCATTCACACCGAGCAGATAGAGATCAAGCCCGACCTGCTCGATCACATCGCCTTCCATGATGTAGAACTGCTTCTTGCTCACTTGACTCCTCCGATCGTTCCAACGGCGACTGCTACGGCTGTAGCGAAGATGAGTTGCATCGCGTGCAACGCCTTCGCACCACCCTTGCCAGTGCGAGCCTTCTCGTACAACTTGTGTGCCTGCTCCTTCGCAGACTTGGTGCTTCCATCGTGCACGCTCTTCAAGTGGAACTGCACTTCTGCGAGCACAGATCTGCCAGTGCTCGTCTTCAGTTCTACTTCCGTGTGCACCGCACTGTACCCGTCCGGGCGACCTTCCGAGAAGATGTTTCCAACGCGCATCTTTCCACCATCGGCCTCAATCTTGCTCTTGAACTGACGCAGCGCATCTCCGAGTTGCTCGGGCGAGTCTGCGATTAGCGTTCCCCGCACAGAGTCGCAGATCTGCGAGACAACCTGCTCTTCGGTCTTCCCAGAGTTGCCAGCAAGTTTCGCCTCAACCTTTCGAGACAGAGACTCGCGTGTCTTGACTGCAAATGCGTCGCCCGGGCCGAAGTTTGGAACCGTTTCAGTCTCATCCGCGATCGAGCGCAGCATCGACTTGAACTCTTCACCGACAGACTCAGCGTCGGCGGCAAGTTCGTCTCGCGTCTTCGCGGAGTTCGAGATGTTGGGAGACCAGTCGCTCGGAACTCCGATGCGATCTGCCACTTCCTGCTTCTGACGCTCGTGCTCCTTCGCGATGGTCTCGGGATCCTTCGGCACGAGCGCGCCGTCCAGTTCTGGATCAGCCGTCGCACCTCCATCGACCTTCTCGGCGTAGCCCTTCATCGTGTCGGCTGTCACAGCCACAGGCTCATCAGATCCACCGTCTCCGCCCTTCGCGCACGAGTTACCCGGCTGAAAACCGCCAGCACCAGTGCCGCAATCTCGCTCGGTCAGTCCTTCTTCGCCTTGTGCTCTTCGGCGATCTTCGCGAACAACTCCTTGAGCATTGCGCGCACCTTCTCCTTGTCGGTCTCCTGAGGCAAGGTGAAGTGACGATCCTGAGATGCTTCCTGTTCCATGTGTCTTCCTTCTGGTGCTGCTACGCACCTTGTTCGACCCAGATGATTCAGTCTCCTGACGCGCGTCGTCGTCCATACCTCCGATCGCGTCTGCATACTTAGTATCCCAGCCATCAGGCTTGCGCGCGTCACCGTTCGGGTATTTCACCCAAGTCGCCTTCATCGTTGCAAGATTGAAGACGGCCAACTGCTTGGCATCGCGCGCGGCCTCTAGCGCGCGCTCGTCCTGCCCGTTCTCGAATCGAGTCGCGACATCGAGGTAGAAGACACCTTCTCCAGCGTTGTACCAGCCTCCGATGAAGCGATCGTCACGACCTTCGATGTCGCTCCACGCCTTGTCGAGCCACGCATCAATCGCCTTCGCTCCGTCTCCAGAGACGAGCATGTCGCGACTGATCTTCAACTCGTGCTGCGGGAGTTCAGAGACCATGATCCCGCTGTCAGGCTGATTCTTGACATACGGATCCGTCGTGAATCCATCCGCGTTCTTTGGGTCAGCGATGAACTCCGCTAGCGTTCTTGCGCTCGGACGATCGGACGCACCGCCTCCGCCACCCTTCGCGCAATCGTTGCCCGAAGCGAAGCCGCCAGCACCAGTGCCGCAGTTCCTGATCTCTTCCTCGAAGATGCGCCAAAGCCACCTCGCGATCGGCTCGTCGGGGACGGCATCGGGATTCGGTTCGATACCAGTCATCGCTGGCTCTTCAGTCCCGGGAGGAGTCAACTGCGTTCCGCCGAACGGCGTTGACGCAGGAACCATGTTGGTCGGTTGCAGGTAGGTGTCGCCCTCTTCGCCGATCGAGCCTCGACCGATCTCGGCGCGAATCTCGTTCACGCTGAGGAAGCCAAACTGCCGCGCGATCGAGAAGGTCTGGTATCGAGTCATCACATCGCTCTTGAGGAGCACATCGAATGAGATCTCGGTGCAGAAGTCTGCGGCCTCCTCGGCTCGAAGCAGTTTGCGCTGCGCCTCTGCTTCGAGGCGCGCGCTCCAACTAGACAAACAGCCAGAGACGAAAGCGCGGTTCTGCTGTTCGCCGCTCGCATAGGAAGCGTTCTGCCCCATGCCGATGACGCTCGGCGGCACGCGGAAGATCGAACAGATCTCATCACGCTGGAACTCTCGCGATTGCAGCCACTGCGAATCTTCTGGAGAGAGCGAGATCGGTTGCCACTTGAGACCGCCTTCCAGCACGGCAACGGATCCAGCCGCAGCAACGCCCTTCATGCGCGCTTCCCATGACTCGCGAATGCGCTGGAGAGCCTCATCGCTCAGTTCCTTGTCCGCGACCAGCGCGCCGCTCGGCCTGCTCGCGTTCTTGAAGTATGAGGCTCCGAATGTCTCCTGAGCGATCGCCAGACCAATGGACTGGCGAGCCAGACTGATCGGGCTGTAGCCAAGCAGACCATCGACACTCAGCCACTGAAGATGGAAGATGTCGTATGAACTGAAGACCGCGCGACCTTCCGAGCCGGAATAGATGTATGCGATCTCGCCAGTGCCGAGCCGGATCACATTCATCAGGTCTGGACGGAGGTAGTGCAGCGCAACGGGCCTTCCGGCGACATCGCGCTCGATGTGGCTGTAGCCGTTGCCAGTCAGAGCCGCAGAGGTAATCATCAGTTCGCGCCACATGAGCGCGGACATGTCGGGATTCGCGTCGCGCGACAGCAAGCGATGAACGGGGTGATCGCGTGCGATCACTCGACCGTTGTTCGCGATCGACATGACACTCCACGGAAGTTTCGCGAGTTCTGTCGCGATCGCCTGCACACACGCGTTCACGGTCGTGCATGTGAGAGCCACGGTCGGCGTGATCGCCTGACCAGTATCGCTGTACTGGCCCGTGTACACCTGAGTCGAGCCGAGCGGCTGTCCCGGGTTGACCATCGACTTGAACCGCTTCAACAGACCATCAATCAGAGCCATGTCAATCCTCGCTTCTCGTAGACGCTTGCGCCAATCTTCTCATCGTGAAGGCTCGCAGCCAGCGCGACGATCGCCGCGACGAGCGGGTCGATTCGCTCAACTGACCGACGCTTCGACGGGCGCGGGTTGCCTGCAAAGTCTGTCTCAACCACCGTATTCGCCATCGCGAACGCCAGTGCCGGATTCCCATCATGCTCAAGCGTCTTGCCAGTCACCGCGCGCTCCCACATGCGCGTAGGCGTAGACAGGTTGAGGAACGACTGCGGAACGCGAACGACATTCATGCCCTTGTGCTCAAGGTCGTTCGCCAAGTTCTGCGAGTTGTACGGGTCATAGCCGATCATTCGGATTTTGTACCTGCTGGCGATCTCCTCGATCTGCTTGACGATGAATGCGTAGTCGGTCGTGTCGCCGGGTGTGAGCGTGAGCCACCCGCGCTCCTGCCACTGTAAGTACGGAACGCCATCTCTGCGAGCGCGGATAGCAGCCCCAACCTCGGGAGCGAAGTTCCACGACTTCACGACGATGCGGTCTCCATCCACCCAGACCGCCGCAAGAGATGAGAGATCCTGCGTCTGTCCCAAGTCAATACCGAGATAGCACGGGATTTTGGCGAGGGATGCCTCGTCGATCTCCCTCTCACACTCATCCCAGTCTGACATTCGAAGCCAGCGGCTCGACGCGCTCACATGCTGGCACAGGAAGTAGGTTCTGAACGGAGTTTCGTGCGAAGGCTGATCGACCGCGCGCTTGGCCTCCGCTGCATACCAGTCGAGCGAGACTGTCGTTCCCAGAGAGGGATTGGCCTTACGCCATGTGTCTGGAGACTGCCAGTCATCAGCCTCGTCTGCGTAGTACATGCACGGCAGGAATGAAGGGTCTTGAATCACGCCCTCGCACACCTTCTGTCCGTACTGGAACAGATCGAACTCCAAAGACTCTCGGAGGGTTCCGGCTGTCGTGATGGACAGCATGAGCGGCTGTTTCCTCGCGCCCTGAGATGTTGCGACTGCATCCCAGAGATCGCGGCGGTTCTCCATCGAGTGAATCTCATCTGCCACGCATGCACTGACATTCAATCCGTGTGCGCCGGGAGCATCCGAGGACAGCACCTTGTACACGCCATGCACAGCCGGAGAGACGAGTCGGTTCTGGAACACCTCGACCATCGAGGACATCTGTGGCTCCAACTCAACCATGCGCTTGGCGCGCTTGAAGCAGAGTTTCGCCTGCTCTCGGTCGCGCGCGATTCCGACGCATTCAGGCGTTGGCTCGTCATCAGCAAGGAGCGAGTAGAGAAGAATCGCCGCAGCCGTCTCGGTCTTCCCAGACTTTCGAGGGATGAGCACATGAGCCTTGCGATACCTGCGCGTTCCGTCTGGCCTGATCCATCCGTACAGGTTCGCGATCAGATCTCGCTGCCACTTCTGAAGGATGAACTGCTTGCCACTCCACGATCCTTCGGTGAACCTGCACATCGTCTGGATGAATGTGACTGCGTGCAGCGCGGCGTTGCCGTTCCACTTCGCATCACCAGCGGTCGCGATCGCGTCGTACTTTGGCAGACCGTTGAAGTCGTCAGGCCGACTCCAGTCGAGGGCCGGACTGGATTGCTGCGAGTCGTGAGAAGATGTTGGTTGCTTCCTTTGTCGCTTCATTCTGCGTGATCCTCGCGCGTGCCGATGGTGTCATTCCAAACTGCGAGAGCAGTCTCTGGATCATCACACCATACTCCAAGTGGATCGCGACATACGGCGATCGCTTGACGGCGATGACTCGACCGCCAGCGTCCTTCACCGGGTACGCGTATCCCTGCTTGTCGATCATGGCCGCTGCGTGCTTCCATCGCGCGAGGTAGTCGCAGAGTTGAGCGAGCGCGATTCGATCCGCCTCGGTTAGCACGCGCATGCGCGCCAGCACCGGAGTGATCTCGTCCCACTCCCGGGAAGCCTCCTTCGTCAACCAGTTCGGCGCGACCGGGACAGCGAATGGCATGTCCACCGGGTTGCGAGCGGCGACCCGGCGATCGCCAGACAGGCGAGCCAGCGGAACAGGCTTCGGGTTACGCCCCGGCACTGTCAATCCTTGACACGCACTGTGAAGCCCCACGAGGCTGTGTGCTGCGTCGCATCTGGCAAGGCCCAGCGACCCTATGGCGATGCTCGAACGCAAGGCCGCGCACGGGCGCGCTTGGGTTGGGGTCGAAAGGTTCCATTGTGTGCATGTACGCGTTCAAGAGGACGACCCGGTCATTTAGATCAGCAAAAAAACTTTTGAGACCCCATACCCCAGTGCTAAACGATGAAGAATCCTTCGCGTGCAGCATTACGCCTCGCCCCCAGCGTGAGCCTGCTGATCGCCTCGCCTGCTTGTGTCCTTGCGTGCTTGCCACTCGCTCGCGATGCGAGAGCGCAGCCACTGGTACTCATCCTCAGCGATGCCATGCCTTGCCCTGTCGAGGTCATTCTCCAAGAGAGGCTCGACCACACATGCGATGCGCCATCGCGAGCATGCAGCCCTGACATCTGGAGAGAGATCATAAATGATCCGACCAGCGATCCTGTCGAGCCTTCCGAGCCCAGCACTTGAGATCATTCCCTCAAGGGCCGCGCATGTGAGGGCATGAGCCTTGTCCCATCCCAGATCCCTTGCAAGAGCGCGCCTCATCGAGCGCATGTCAATGCCCAGCGCATGCGCGCCCGGGCTAACCAGCACGCATGAGATGTCGCACCTCTCAGCGCGTGCTCGATCCCTCACATCGCTTGGTGTCTTGACTCCATCATGGCATCGCTTGCACAACGCCATGAGATTCGATTCTGCATGCGTGCCGCCATCGCGCAATGGCTTGATGTGATCGACCACTGTTGCTGGCTCGATGCGACCAGCAGCCATGCACATGCGACACAGCGGCTCATCGAGCCTGTGCTGCTTCGAGATGCGATTCCATCGCGCGTCATGCTTGTCGCCAACCTTAGGGGGTCGCCACGGCATTGAAGTCCAGAGCCTCGATTCTCACTTGCATGAATGGGGACGCAGCATACATCTTCGCTAGGTGCATCTGCACCACCTGCGAATCATCCTGCCACGCACCAGAGTCTGTGAGCGCGTCGAGCGCAGCCTTCGCGAGATTGTCGATGTCTGGCTTGGACATACGGTACTGAGCGCATTCCCTGCGAGTGCGAGCCTTGAATGCGAACAGGAGATCGACCTTGACTGGCCCCTCGAACGGGCCTCCACTTTCGAGCGCGTCGATTGCGACGCTCGCGATGGCATCCTTCCACGCGTGAATGCCGTGATCCTTCGGCAGATACAACTTCGCGAAGCCACCTCGGCACGAAGCACGGTGGCGCGGCTGTGCGATTGGCGTGCCCTCGATACGGAAACTCACTGCACCTCGTCGATTATCCACTGAAGTTTCTCCCGTACCTGCTCGATGTACGCGAGTCGCTTGTTCCGTTTGCGATGATGGTCGAGGAGGTTCAGTGTGAATCGT